GGCGGCGGCTGCCGGGGCCGTTGCCACGATCGCGGCAGCGTCACTGCGCGTGGCCAGATCATCGAGAATCTGTGCACACAGGGCTTCCGGTTTGAGGCCACGTTTCACCGCATCTGCGGCATCGATCTGCACGCCGAGCCGGGCGGCCTGGGCTCAGACCTGTGCCACTTCGGCTGCCTCGGCGCGGATGGTTTCGGCGGAAATTGCAGGAGTGGTTGCCGGTAGAGCCGCTTCCGGGGCGGTTGTCGGTGCCACCGGTTCAGGTGGCTTCGGCGGAGTTGCGGCAACCGGCAAAACCGCCTCTGCGTCCGCTTGTGGCGTTTCCGGTTGCGATGCGGATACTTCGGTACCTGTTTCATCGGCTGGTTCTGTGGTTGCGTTCATGGGGTTTTCCTTTCGGGATTGGGTGTGGGTTGCGCGCACTGCGCCAAGTGGAGCCGGAATGGCGGCGGGCCGGTTCAGGGCCTCGGCAAAGGCCTGGAAGGCACTGCGGGGATCTGCGACGGCGTCGGCCAGACCGGCGGCAACAGCTGCAGCGCCACGCAAAACGGCGGCTTCGGTGTCCAGGGCGGTGTGCACGTCCATGCGGTTGCCACGCCCGGCGGCGACGGTTTGGGCAAACAGTGTCCGCAAGCCCTCCAGTTCGGCCTGCATCCGCTCCTGCACTGGTTCGGGCAGCGGCTCATAAGGATTTGCATCGGTCTTGTGCGTGCCTGCATGCACCAGAGTGACGGTCACGCCTTTCTGGTCCAGCATGCCGCTCATTTCAGTATGCAGGGTCACAACGCCGATGCTGCCAACTGCACCGGTGCGCGGCAGGGTGATGTGATCCGCCTGTGAGGCCAGAGCATAGCCAGCTGAGAGCGCATGCTCTGCCACAAAGGCATGTACGGGTTTTGCCTCCCGTGCCGCACGGATGTGATCGGCCAGATCAAAAGCCCCGGCAACCTCGCCGCCGAAACTGTCGATCTCCAGCGCAATGCCGCGTACCGCCGTATCCGCGACGGCCGCGTCGATCTGCATCGCGATCCCCTCATAGGAGGTGAGCCCCGAGGATTGTCCGATCCACGTGCCGCGATGCACCAGGGTTCCGGCAATTTCGATCACGGCAATGCCATTGATCAGAAGAAAGGGATGGGTGTCATGATCCTTCCGGTGTTCCGCGAGCCCACCGCCGATTAGCGAAGCGTGGGCTGGCAGAGTCGCGCGCTCGACGTCAACCTCTGCCAAATCGGGGCCCTGAAACGTGATTTCCTGCCCCGCGATCCTTGGCCCCAGCCCGGAGAGAAAGGCCAGCGCCTTGGAAGGCTCCACCATCAGGGGCATATTGAACGCGCGCTGCGCGATCCGGGCGTGGTGCATCATGGGGCTGTCTCGCTGTGAAGTGGTGTTGGGGAGGCGCGACCTTGATTTCTCCACGCGATTTCCGGCATAGTAAGGGAATGTGATGAAAAGTAAGGAATCGGCTAGTGCAGGAATCGACAGTGACGGTTAAAGGTCAGACCACGTTGCCACGGGATGTGCGGCGCGCGCTCGGTCTCGCGAGCGGCGACAAGGTGCGTTACGTGATCCTCGACGGCGAAGTCCGGTTGCTGAAATCCCGGTCCGTGAACGAGCTTGCAGGTCTTTTGGTCAAGTCCGGTCGAAAGCCCGTCAGTCTTGATGAAATGGAGGATGCCATCGCCGCCGGTGCGGCTGAAGACACGGATTCCAAACCGTGATTGCCATCGACACCAATGTGCTGGTGCGGTTTCTGATACAGGATGACGAAGCACAGGCACGCGCTGCCAGCAATTTCATGGCCGGTCTCAGCGAGGCCGATCCCGGCTTCATTGGCCGCGAGGTGATGGTCGAATTGGTCTGGGTGCTGGAGCGGGCTTATGGCTGCAGCCGCAGTGAAGTTGCATCCGCCGTTGAGGCCCTACTGTCTGCCAGCGAGCTTGAGATCGAGGCGGCGGACGATGTTGGCACGGCGGTGTTCCAGTACCGGGATGGCGGATTTGGCTTTGCCGATCTGATGATCGCCGCGGCTGCGCGCCGCGCGGATGCCATTCCTTTGATCACCTTCGACCGCAAGGCCGCGAAGATTCACGGGGTGGAACTGCTGAAAGCGTAAAGACTTCATTTCTCTTCCTCGCTATCAGACCGGCGTTTGCTGGTTTCATGATCAGCATCATCGGCTTGCCCCTCGGTGTCACTGTTCTGCCCCTTGCCCTGACTTGGTGCCTTCGCAGGCGACCCGGGGTGGCGGAAATCCAGACCCAGCGCCAGTTCGCGTTGCCGCTCAGCCGCGATCTCCCGCTCGACCTGCTCGGCGTCATAGCCCCGCTCTGACAGCGCCTGTGTACGAGATTTCAGCCCGGCTTCGATCTGCAGGATTTCCGCCGATGCATCCTTCATCGGATCCACCCAGTCCCATTTGGTCGGCAGCCACATGCAGGCCTGATACTGACGCCGTTTTGCGTCGTACTCTGGCAAATCCAACGCCCCGGACAAAACGGCCATGTCCAACCAGCGGGTCCAGACCGCGCGGCACATCTGATAAACCAGCACGCCATGCTGCCAGGCTGAGATGCGACGACGGAAATCCGCCAGCGAGATGCGGGTGTTGGAGAAGTTGCCCTTGGCGGTGTCGTTGGTCAGATAGCCGTAGGGAACGCCCAGCGCTGCCGAAATCTGCAACAATGTGCGGTATTGAAACGGCTCGTAGGTGGACCCGGAATCCGGCGTAGCCGGGGTTGAGACATCCTCGCCGGGATCAAGCCGCACCACCTGACCGGGTTCGACCTCCAGATCCTCATCTGCCGGTTCCAGCGGGGTTTCCGGTGCGGGCGAGGTGATGAACATGGCGAACATTGCAGCGATCTTTTTTCGTTCGAGCTCGGCATCGTCATAGAGATCGAGCGTGAACAGCTTGACGATGGAAGGGGCAAAGCGGGAGACGCCGCGCAGCTGACCGGCTTCCACCGGATCGATGATATGAATGATGTCGCTTGCCGGAATGCGCACGGTTTCACCCGCCAGACCCGGATCAGTCATGTCACCGGGATGTCGGCGCAGGAAATGATAGGCAACGCGCCTGCCAATGGCATTGAATTCGATCCCCTGGCGAATTTGCCCGCCGCCTTGAAGTTCGCGGTTCATATTGAGCGGCAGCATTTCAGAGGGCAGCATCTGCAATTGCAGCGGCACGGTCAGACCATCAGATGTGCGCCGGGGTCGGATGCGCAGGAACACCTCACCTGCCAGAAACACCTCACGGGTGGCACGGCGCTGCAATCCGTAGAAATCGGTCAGGCCTTCAGCATCAGCTTCATCGGTCCAGGCCAGCCACAGGGTTTGCAGTTCTTCCTTCAATGCGGCATCGGCGATTGACGAAGACGGCTTGATCCCGTCGCCCACCACGTTGCAGGCAAAGGCCTCGACCGCGTTGGCAGCATAGCCATTGTTGCGCACCAGCCAGCGGGCGCGAGCCGTGATGGTTTCACCCGCCCCGGCAATCAGCGTGTTCACATGAGCACGCGAGGCGCGGAATCCCCGCAGGCGACGGTGCATCTGGGCCGCGTCAAAGCCGCCGATCACTGCGCCCAACCGCTGGCGGAATCCCTCAAGCAGCATCGCTCAAAGCCCCTTGGTGGCAACGGTGCCCCAACGTCGCCGCCTTGGTGCGCCGCTGGCGGTGGCAATCCTGGCCTCAAGATCGGTCATTGCCGCCGCCATCTCCGCATCCGAGCCATAGGTGATGGTGCGCCCGTCATAACTGATCGAGCGGACCCCGGCGTAGCGCGCCTCTTGCAGCGCCGTCAGCAGCGTGCGCATTCTGTCGAGTTCCATTTAGTCCCTCATGAATCTGGGTGTGTAGGTCCGGCGCTTGCGGCGCGGGGTTGTTGGCGTGCCAGCTTTGGCTGTTGGTGGTGCGTCAGGGGCCGCTGCTGGCGTTTCTGCCGCTACCGATTGCGGGCGCGTTTCAACCCCGGCCTGTTCTTCGAGCCGTCGCCACGTCGCTTCATCCCAGCGATCGGCCCCGAGGATCCACGCGGCAGCGCGGGCGTAAACCCGGCAATCCAGGGCCTCATTGCGCTCCCGCAGCTTTTGCCATTCCTGTCGGGCGTAACCGCGCTTGTTGCGAACGGTGACCAGCTGCTCGGCCACCAGCTGCTTGAGCCATTCGGTCTCGATCCAGTCGGGCAGATGCACCGTGCCGGGTGGATCGCAAACGCCCAGGCTCCGGTCTTCATCACTGGGCCGTTCCAGCCGCAGGAAGCGATAGGTCTCGGTCTTGAACGTCGCCGTTGCGATTGACCAGAGCCTTGCTCCCCGGCGCAATCGTCGCCCGCCAATGGTGGCATCAACAAATGTTGGGCCGGACACCGGTGTCGCCCGGTTGAAGCCTTCAAGACCCTTGACTGGCGCAACCTGCTCAAATCCCTGAGCACGGGCCCAGCCATAGACTGCCGCCGCCTCATAGCCAGAATCGATCGCCAGCTTTGCAATCGGCATCACTGCGCCATTGGCGTGCTGCCAGGTTATGCCCAGCAGTGCGGTCAGCTGATCCCAGGCCTGTGCATGATCCGGGCCACCGGCAATGACGATGTGATCAATGAGCCAGCTTTCCAGCCCGCGACCCCAGGCCCAGACATCAACCTCGATGCGATCCTTCTGCACATCAACCCCGGCCGTCAGGAACAACCCACCCTCGGGGATCTGCGCGTCGCCAAATGGTTCACGCCGCTCCGCCAGTCGTTGCCACTCCGGCGCTTCGCCACTTTCCACCCATGTCTCGCCCAATAACGTATTGCGCGCAGCCCGCAGCATGTCCTCCGATCCCTGGGCGGCCAGCCAGTCCCGGGCGATCTGCTCCCAGCTTTTCCAGCCGATAGGTGAATAAAGCGCCGAGATGTGGAACCCGATCGAATGCGGGTCCTGTGATGTTGCGGTGCTGCGCCATTCCCCGCCCGCCAGCATCGCTGTCTTGTGGTGTTCTGCGATTGCCATCTCGCACCTTGAACAATGATACGCTGCGGTTTCCGGTTCACCTTTCGCCCAGCGCAACCGCTCAAACTCCAGCCACTGCATGTGGCTGCAATGCGGACAGGGCACGAAATACCGGCGCTGATCAGACGCCTCGTATTCCCGCTCGATCCGGGACAGCCCCCTGATCGTCGGGGTCGACACCATGAACACCTTGCGCCGGTGCGCGAAGGTCGTCGTGCGGGCTTCGGCCAGTGAGACCGGATCGCCTTCCTCGTCCGCCGAGGCAGGATAGGCGTCCACTTCATCGAGAAAGATATAGCGCGCGGGCATCGAACGCAGGCCGGTGGCACTGTTCGCTCCGGTCAGCACCAGAATGCCGCCCGGGAATTCCTTGGACAGCATTGAATTGC